CCATGAGCAACGACAAGCTGGCCGCGGCGCACAACGCCACGCCCAAGCAGATCCGCAACCAGCTGCACAAGCTGGGGATCAAGTCGCGCGCCGCTGACAACGCGACCGCCGCCCGCAAAGTGCACCTGCAGGCACTGGCCGCCAAGCTGACGGCCACGCAGCTTGCCGACCGCGAGGGCAAGACCGTGAGCGCCATCCGCCAGGAGCTGACGCGCCTGGGCCTGAAGGCGGTACAGGTCAAGCGCAACGTGTGGGCTGACCGCCGGCCGCAGCTGGAGGAATACGCCAAGACCCACACCGCACAGCAGCTGGCCGACAAATACCGCTGCGATGTCGCGCACATGTACCGCCTGCTGAACCGCTTTGGCATCACCGCCCAGCCGGCAAAGCCAGGCCCAGCGCGCCGCACGCCCCAGCCCAGCAGCCCGCGCAATCCCCGCCCATCCGGCGCACCCGCCAAGGCCGGCATGGGCACAACCCCCACACGAACCAGCATCGCCAGCACCGAGCCGGCGCAGATCGTGTGGCCACCCCACGTGCAGGTACAGCGCATTCCGCTGCCAGAACTGCCGCGCGACCACCGCATCTGCAACGGCAGCAGCCGGGCGCCCTATCAGCCAGGGCTGCACGGCCGCTAGATCACCCACCACCCGCACCGACCAACCGACAGGAGCACTCATGCAGCAAACCTTCCACATCGAGCACGCGCACATCACCTTCCCCGCAGGCCTGCCCACCCCCGGCATCCTCTCCGAGCTGAAGGTGCAGGCGGACACCACCACCAGCGCATTTGCCAGCACCCACAGCCTGCAAGCCGCAGACCTGCCCGCCGCGCCGGTGGGCCACGGTGCAATCTGGCCCGGCATGGGCGGCCACTTCATTGCCACGCTGCCCGCCCTGCACGGCCTGCCCGCCCGCCACCTGATCCTGGCCACCGAAGAAAAAGAGGAGCTGACCTGGGGCCGCCGCGGCGAAGAGGTTGCAGGAGCCACCAGCCACCACGATGGCCGCGCCAACACCCAAGCCCTGCTGGAGCACGGCGACCACCCCGCCGCCACCTGGGCTGCCGCCTACCAGGCCGATGGGCACAGCGACTTCTACCTGCCCAGCCGCTTCGAGCTGCTGATGTGCTGGCTGGCCGCGCCGCAGCTGTTCCAGCAATCCGGCTGGTACTGGAGCAGCTCGCAGTACTCGCGCAACGACGCCTGGTGCCAGGGCTTCGAGAACGGCGACAGCCTCAGCCACGGCGAGGGCCTCGAGCTCCGTGCTCGCCCCGTCCGCACGATTCACCTTTAAGCCTTCACCCCTTCAACCACTTCACCGGCGCGCAGCGCCGGTCGTTTTTTGCAACCACAGGAGCCCTCATGCGCACCATCAACCTCCCTGCCATCGGCAGCTTCATCCAAGACCAAGGCGGCTATCTGGGCGCCATCCTGCGCGGCCCCGCCGCTGACGGCAGCGAAGACTTCGCCGTCATCGTCCCCGAAGAGGAAGGTGCCGAGCTGAAAGACGTGACCTGGTCCGACCAGTCCGCCAAGATCGAAGGCGCCGACAGCAAGACCGATGGCACGGCCAACACCGCAGCCATGGTGGCCGCCGGCCTGCCGCTGGCCCTGCACATCCGCGACCTGGAGCTGCACGGCTTCAAGGACTGGTACCTGCCATCGGCTGGCGAGCTGCGCGCACTGAGCGCCAACGTGCCGGAGCTGTTCCACCACGAGGACTACTACTGGAGCAGCACGCAGTACTCGCGCAGCAGCGCCTGGTGCCAGGCCTTCGTGTACGGCCTCAGCTGCCTCAACGTCAAGGGCAGCGAGCTCCGTGCTCGCCCCGTCCGCAAGATTCCACTTTCCCACTTCAGCGCTTGACCACTTCACCGGCGCGCCAGCGCCGGTCGCGCGTAAAAATCCATGGCTCTTACCACTGACCTCGATATCTACCGTCAGGCTTCAGGCCTGCTGTCGCTGGCAATTGATGTGCAAGCCCAGATTCCCCGGGCATTCCGGGCATCGATGGGCAATCGCATCGCCGACGAGTGCGTGGAGATCCTGGTGCTGATCGCCCGGGCCAACGCGGCCCGCACCGGCGAGCGCCGGGCAGCGCAAATCGAGGCCCTGCTGGAACGCCTGGATGTGGCCAAGTTTCTGCTGCGCGCAGCGCATGAGAAGCGGCTGATTGCCCCCAAGGTCTGGTCCAGCAGCATCCAGCTGACCGACAGCGTGGGCAAGCAGGCCAACGGCTGGCTCAAGTCAGCCCGTCAGCGCACCTGACACCACTTTTACCGCAGCGCCTGCTGCATGGCGGTCACGGCCGCCATGCCCGTGCGTTTTTGAATCTGGTCGGGCCGCTGGGCCACAAGCCCACCGCCAGGCGCACCAGGGGAACGACCCGGACCTCCGGCGCACGCCCCGCGCAGCCATCTTGCTGATCGGCATCGCCTTCGGCAGGACCGCATAGATAGCCCGACACGTCGCAGTACTCGCGCAACAACGCCTGGTGCCAGGACTTCGAGAACGGCAACAGCAACAACAACGACAAGGGCAACGAGCTCCGTGCTCGCCCCGTCCGCAGATTCAAGCCCGGCCGGCCCACCGCCGGCCACCCAAACACCATGACCGACACCCCCGCCACCATGCTGGAGCTGGTGCAGGCCTATCTGGACTGCCGGCGCCACAAACGGAGCAGTGCCAGCGCCCTGGCATTCGAGATCAACCTGGAATCCAACCTGGCCGCCCTGCACACCGAGCTGGTGGACGGCAGCTACCGCCCAGGGCGCAGCATCTGCTTTGTGGTGACACGGCCCAAGCCGCGGGAGGTGTGGGCGGCAGACTTCAGGGACCGCATCGTGCACCACCTGCTGTACAACCGCATCGCACCGCGCTTTCATGCGGCCTTCACCGCCGACAGCTGCGCCTGCATTCCCGGCCGCGGCACGCTGTACGGCGCCCAGCGACTGGAGCACCAGGTGCGCAGCATCACCCGCAACTGGAGCCGGCCCGCGCACTACCTCAAGTGCGACTGCGCCAACTTCTTTATCAGCATCGACAAGCTGGTGCTGCGCGAGCGCCTGGCTCGGCGTGTGCATGAACCCTGGTGGCTGGCCTTGACCGACACCATCCTGTTTCACGACCCGCGCCAGGACGTGGAGGTGCGCGGCAACGCCGCAGACCTGCGCCGCGTGCCGCCCCACAAAAGCCTGTTCAACGCACCCACAGACACCGGCCTGCCCATCGGTAACCTCAGCAGCCAGTTCTTTGCCAATGTGCTGCTGGATGCCCTGGACCAGTTCGCCAAGCACCGGCTGCGCGCACCGCACTACGTGCGCTATGTCGACGACTTCGTGCTGCTGCACCCGTCACCCCAGTGGCTGGCCCAGGCCTTGCAGCGCATCCAGGCTTGGCTGCCGCTGCAGCTGCACCTGCAGCTCAACCCCCGCAAGACCGTGCTGCAGCCCGTGGCCCGCGGCATCGACTTCGTGGGCCACGTCATCAAACCCTGGCGCCGCACCACACGGCCGCGCACCCTGCGCACCGCCCTGCAACGGCTGGAACACATGCCCGCCAGCGAAACCCACGCCGCCGGCAACAGCTATCTGGGCCTGGTGCGCCAAGCCACCCACAGCCACAAAGAGCGTGCCGCCATCGCCAGGGCCCTGCTCAAACGTGGCCACGCCGTGGAAGGCCTGCACCTGAGCAAGGCATTCCCTCACCCACAGAAAGGAAGCACCGCATGAAACACACCGGCATGCTTTTTCTCAGCCGCCACCGCCCACTGGCCGGACGCGCCAAGTGCGGGGCCTTCCAGGTGCAGCTGCAGGTCTACGACCGACTGGGCAACCACCAGGCAGAGCCGTGGTGCATCACCTGGACCGGCCCGGCCGCCCATCGCTTCTGGCAGCAGCACGAGCACAACCTCAAACCCGGCGCCGTGCTGCAGGTCGAACTGGAGCATGCCCGCCTGCACACCATCTCTAGCCGCCCGCCGCAAGCCATCGTGCACGCCCGCGTGATCCAGATGGAATACGTGCCGCGCGTACAGCCCGCCACCACCCAACACCAGCACAGCCAACATGCTTGAGAACGCACCCATCATCATCGGCCTGACCGGCGCCAACGGTGCAGGCAAGGACACCGTGGCCGGCATGCTGTCCCGCGCCCTTCACATGCAGCGCCGCCAAAGCTGCGTCATGGCATTTGCCGATCCTCTCTATGAAGAAGTCGCCCAGGCATTCGGAGTGCAGGTCGACCAGCTCAGAAACCGCGCCACCAAGGAAACCCCGGCCGACTGGCTGACCCTTGGCAACTGCCAAGTTGCCGAGTTTCACGAAGCACTTGGCAGCGAGCACTGGGCGTATGAATCGCACTACAAACCACGCAGCCCGCGCCAGATCCTGCAATGGTGGGGCACCCAATACCGTCGGGCACAGGACCCGCTGTATTGGGTCAAGCGCTTTGAGCACCGCGTGCACCAGCACCAGGAAGCCGGCATTCAGCACATTGTGGTCACCGATGTGCGCTTTGCGGACGAGGCCGCCACCATCCGCGCACTGGGCGGCCAAATCTGGCGCGTGCACCGCCCAAACCTGCCCACCAGCGGAACCGGCCACGTCAGCGAGGTGACCGGCCTGGAGTTTGATCCGGAGGCCACCATCCTGAACAGCGGCAGCCTGGACGCGCTGCACTACGCCACTCTGCAAACCCTCTTCAACAGCCACATGCGCAAGGCGGAGGCACCATGAAGATCTATCGCCTCACCGAGGACGGCATTCAGGCCATGCCCGCCAACACGCCGCCAGCCTGGGGCCCAGATGCCTTCGATTTTCAGAGCCTGGAGCTTGCCCGGCTTGCCCGGCTTGCCCGGCTTGCCCGGCTTGCCCGGCTTGCCCGGCTTGCCCGGCTTGCCAGCATGCTGCACCGAGGCAACAAGCCGAGGATCGAAATCAATAGCATCAATCGCACGCCAGTCAAGGCAAATGTGCATAAAACACGCGAAGGCTAGACACCTAACGG